AAACGGAGATAAAAAATGTTTATATTTGAGATTATCGGGCGGTTGTTATACGGCGAAGATTACGCCGAATTAAAAAAGCATACTAATAAAAGAACGCGACGCCGTAAAAAATAAAACTTGCATTATAAGATAATATAAGATTATACGGGATTGGGGAACTGATCCCGTTTTTTTTATGAGGGTAAAAAATGCTTGATGTTATAAATGAGAATGTTTTTAAAACACAAATTAAGTCGGCGATTATTTACAAAGGCCCAAGCTTGATAGATCAAAAGCCTATTGTAGTTATTGCCATTTATTCGGATCGCAACACTAAAACTGGTCACGTCGTGCAAACTTATATTTTGTGCGACGGCGACAAAAACCCATTAGAAGCAAGTAAAACTGGCGAAGATTATTCTATTTGTGGCAATTGCCCAATGCGCGGCGAAGTAACAAACGACCCAGATAGAAAACAAGCGAAAAATCGTATATGCTATGTTAACTTAGGGCAAGGTGTTTTGATTGTATGGAAAGCTTACAAACGCGGAGTTTATCAAATTGGTGATGCCGTCGAAATGGGTTATGGTCGTTTTATTCGGATTGGAACGTATGGCGATCCCGCCGCCGTTCCGTCCGAAATATGGGATAGTCTTTTATCTGGATGCGATACCTGGACGGCGTACACTCATCAAAAACCTTGGAGGCCAGATATAGCGATGCAAAGCGCCGATAGTTATTCGGAAGCAAAAAACCATTGGAAAAACAAGCGTCGTACATTTCGCGTTATAAAAAACGTTTTGGACATAGACAAAAAAAATGAGGTTTTATGCCCCGCGTCAAAAGAAATGGAACGGCGTGTACAATGCACGGCGTGTAAACTTTGCAAAGGTTCGAGCCTTGCAAAATCAATCGCAATTGTTGAGCATTAAATAAAAGCTTGCAAAGTATGCGATAATATCGGATAACTTTAATTGTACTAATTTTGGTACGTTTTTATGAGGTATGAAATGAACACTTTATTTACTGTTAGAACTAGCGACTTTATTTTAAATAAGGTTTTGAACCCGCTTAAAGATAAAGACTATGGAAATTATCGGCCCGATCAATTGAATGAATGGTGCGGTGTTATTCCAGATTTCTTTTGTAAAGCTGTTTTAGATAATGAAATCGAAATTGAGGAAGTAGAAAAACTTGATAATCCTACTGATTTAAAAAAAGACTATTTGCAAAATTCTGTTTTATCTAAGGTAGCCGATAGAATGGACGAAGTGTATGGATATCCCGCTTTTGGTAATTCAGTTATGACAAATAAGCCCTCCGATTTTGGCATCATTTTTGGCACGGACGGCGAGCCAGATTTAAACCCGCTTGGAAAATTTTCTTTTAAGTTTTTAGAAGTTCTTATTTATGAATATGGGCTTGTTGCCTTGCGTATTATTGGCAAGCCTAACGACGTTAAATTTGGGAGGTTCGATTAATGCCAGATATTTATTGCTCGCATTGTGGCGAACCGACGGACATTTACGAATTGCATGATTTACGCGACCCAAACACGGAAAAGAAAAGAACGTTTAAGGAAGCGACGGCGCTATTTGCAAAGTACGGTTGTGGCGCGTTCAATATCTTTTCTCCGCCTTCGAAGTGTACAAATGCTGTTTATGATGATGACGCCGCATTAAAAGCTTTTGTTAATCAAGAGCTATCAGAACACGCCGATGATTGGATAGAATAAAATAAACTTGCATAATATGCGATAATATCGGATAAGAGACGGGCGGGCAATTCCGCCCGTTTTTTTATGAGGTTAAATTATGGAAAATTTAAATGAAGCGCAACAAGATATCAGCAAACAACTTTTGAAAGCGTATCACGTTCTGGATGATGTGCGAGCTAAGTTAGAAAACATAGGTGATGATATCGTTATCAACGAATTACACGATGAATTTCATTCTGATCTATCGGAGGGTATTCAAGATTGGTTAGGTGTTATGCATTCTCTTGATTGTAACATGGCGGAGTTTGTAACAGATGACGAATAAAACCTTTAAAGAAACGCTCGAGGCTAAAGGCATGGCCTCGACCCGTTCGGCTAGTTTGGTGCGAGCTATCGACCAGTTGCATAGTTCTGTTGGTGCAATGGATAGATCTAATCTATCTCTTATGTGGAACGAATACAGCGGGCTTATGGAAGTGTTAGCCGAATATGCCCGCCATAGTCGCTGTTTAAACACCTTCGAAGACTACAAGCCTTAAACCTTTTACCTACCTTTAAAACTGATTAGCCCGCCTTCGAGCGGGCTTTTTATTTGTATTTAATACTTACTTCGGACCGCCGTCCGTCGTGCCTCCCAAACGTACCGCGAGCCGCGAACCGTGCCGCAAGGTCGAAGGTTCGAAATGCCCGGGCAATTTGACTGCTGGGTTTTTTTGCGGTCCGTGTTCCGCGTTTACTGCATCGATGTCCATTATTTTTTTCCATGAGCCTCCCGATATCGGGTCAAGTTTTATGCAGCAAAAACAGCGATTTATGCGCAAATTTTCGCGGCCCGTGGCGCTGTGGCACGAGAGCATGGGCCATGTTTCTCTCAAATAATCATTTGCAAAATTGAACGAGATATAACTATATGATATATATCGCATATAATCGTTTAGGGTCCCCCGGCATGAGTGTTCAGGCAAATTCAGTAGAAGACAGGCTTTTGAAGCTTCAATTAAGGCTCGCGCAGCTTGAGAGGCAGGAATCCTGTCGTGAAAATTTTTTAGATTTTGTTGGCGCAATGTGGCCTGATTTTATATCAGGAAGGCATCATCGAATTATAGCTGAAAAACTAGAGCGTGTTGCGAGGGGTGAACTCAAGAGATTGATCATCAATATGGCCCCGCGGCACACGAAGAGTGAGTTCGCATCTTTTTTGTTTCCTGCGTGGATGATGGGCAAGAATCCTGGGATGAAGATCATCCAGGCGACGCACACGACGGAGCTTGCTGTGAACTTTGGTCGTAAGACGAAGAACTTGATTGACAGTGATGGTTTCAAGACTGTGTTCCCGGAGGTTAAGTTAGCGGCGGACAGCAAGGCTTCTGGTCGGTGGGACACGAGCCGTGGCGGGATGTACTATGCTGTTGGTGTGGGATCGAACTTAGCGGGCCGTGGTGGTGATTTAGTTATTATTGACGATCCGCATTCGGAGCAGACTGCGATGAGCAGCAGTGGATTTGAGGATGCGTGGGATTGGTATACTGGGGGTCCCCGACAGAGGTTACAGCCTGGGGGCAGCATTGTTTTGGTACAGACTCGTTGGTCGGAGAAGGACATGACGGGTCAGTTGTTGCGGGCGATGGCGAAGGATGATTTAGCGGATCAGTGGGAGGTTGTGGAGTTACCTGCTATATTTGAGGATGGGACGCCGTGTTGGCCTGAGTTTTGGGGTCTTGAGGATTTGACCGCGGTCCGCGCATCTATACCTCCGAGCAAGTGGAATGCGCAGTATCAGCAGCGGCCTACTGGAGAAGAGAATGCGATTATCAAGCGGGAGTGGTGGAACAAGTGGGAGAAGAAGGAGGTTCCGCAGTTAGAGTATGTGATACAGAGTTACGATACGGCGTTTAGCAAGCGGGAGACTGCGGATTACAGTGCGATTACGACGTGGGGAGTATTTTATCCTAATGAGGGTGGAAGCGGACCTAATTTGATATTGTTGGACAGTAAGAAGGGTCGGTGGGATTTTCCTGAGTTGAAGGGGATTGCATTGGAGGAGTATGAGTTTTGGGACCCCGACACTGTCATTGTGGAGGCGAAGGCGAGCGGGATGCCATTGACGCATGAATTACGGAATATGGGGATTCCTGTAGTGAATTTTACACCGAGTCGTGGTAATGATAAGGTAACGAGGGTACACAGTGTGAGTCCATTATTTGAGGCGGGGATGGTTTGGGCACCTGACACGACGTTTGCTGACGAGATGATTGAGGAGGTTGCGGCGTTTCCGAATGGGGAGTATGACGACCTTGTAGATAGCATGACACAGGCGTTAATGAGGTATCGTCAGGGTAATTTTGTACAATTACCAACAGATGATTGGCAAGACGGTGAAGAATCTGTTAGGGTGAGGGCATATTATTGATTGGAGTAATTCATGGCTAGAGAACCAATTGCGGGATTAATGGATTCTGGGGTCCCTTCTCAGATGGAAGAGGACGACTTGAGCGCGGAGGTTGAGCTTGAGATACCAGACTCTGGGCAGGAACCGTTGCTCACGGAACTTGGAGATGAGATAGAGATAATTCAGGAGGAGGGTGGAGACGTTGTTGTTGATTTTGACCCTGGCTCTGAGATTATGGGGGACATGGGGTTTGACGACAACTTAGCGGAATCATTATCGGATAGTGAGTTGGCTAGGATCTCTGGTGATTTAGTTAGTGAGTTTGAGGGGAACAAGGCGTCTAGGCAGGATTGGGAAGATACTTATTCTAATGGGTTGGAGTTATTAGGGTTTAGTTACGAGGACAGGACGCAGCCGTTTCGTGGAGCCTCTGGTGTGACTCATCCGTTATTGGCGGAGGCGGCGACGCAGTTTCAGGCGCAGGCGTTTAATGAGTT